TAATTTGAAGGATTCGAGGGTTAACCTGATAAACCTCAAAATGGTTGGTCGGGGGTGTGACCATTACCTACCCCTATAGTTTGGATTTTATACGATAAAAATGTAATAGGTGACAAAAGCACTCCCAACCCATTGTCAGATTTTCTTGGGTAATCTCAAATAACCTAGCTTCTTCATTATTTACATAGATCACGCCACAGCTAGCATCGGGCATACCCAGACCCTCTCGATATGCTGCAAGTTGCATAAAATGTTCAAAAAATGGGGCTACATCGTTTAAGTCTTTTTCAGTCGTTTTAAAGTCTATAACAGCGCCTGGGAAGTTTATTAGATCGTCTGATCTGGTATATAAGTCAACTTTACCGCCATAGCCAAACTTCACATTGGCAAAGGCTTTCTCAGAAACCCATTTCTTAGCCCCAAAATGAGCCGTTAAAGCGTTTTCTGCTGCTCGGCAATAGGTAGGTACACTCTCTAACAAAACCCCTTCAAAGAACGATTCTAAGATACCGTGCATATGAGTACCACGGTTCATGGCATCTTTGCCTTGAGCCTTAGAATCGGTCATTACCCGATCACAATAGGATTCGTCAGACTCTCCTTCACCTCTGGGTAAAGTCAAAGCAGCTAATAAAACCTGTTGTTGCTTCCAAATGTCTAAGCCTGGCTTGGCAGCGCAATTAATGACTGTTGTAACACTTGGCAATAAATTAAGTTTCTTGGCATCTCGCAAGGTCGTGTTTCTTAGACCTGTCTTGCCTTCTGTTTGGTAAGCTGGTTCTCCAGCCGTTGTATACCAATGGCCTGATTCTGCTACTATTTTCATAACGCCCCCGTTAATTTACTAATTTTAGGATTTCTTCCCTATTGAGTGGATCATCCACCATATCTGCACAAACATGGACAATCCCCTTAATGACACTAGCTAAATCTTCTGGTGCAAAACTAATCATGGGTACAAGCTCATCATAGCCTCGCTCCTGATAAGTCTTTTCAGTATATTTAACCTCAATAATGTCTTTAATTTGATTGTCCATAGTTTTTAGAACGGAACTTCGTCATCCTCAATTACATTAACAGGCTTAGAATTCTGCATTTCTGCACTCTTTTTAATTAAATCTTGTACCCAAGGCCAAAGCTCTGAAAACTCCTTTTGGTTATATTTGTTTAAATCAAACATAACGCAAGGGTTTACCCCTGTAGGAAATTCTTTAAGCTGACTAGGTATCTGACTAAGTCCCGAGATGTTAGGGTAAGTCTTGCCTTTATATTCGTTATGAATAACATTAACCATAGCCCATTTATCTAGCAATTTTGCCAGATCAAACGATTTGAGTTCTTCAGCAGTCAGTTTCTTGCCCCGCCAAGCCTCTAAATCGCCCCGTAGAGTGCCTTTTTCATGCAGACTTAGGGTGTATCGCTTGTTAACGACTAATGGCTTTCCATCGATTAATAATGGCCCATTGGAATCTTCCCCATGTAACTCAAAAGTAACCATAATCTTATGTTGCTGCTTGGCAACGCCTTCCCACTCCGTAGTCTGAGTGCCTAAATCAATAATTGAAAACAATCGACCAAGATAGTTACCAGCATCGGGTTTCCTAAACTCTTTATTTTCCATAGTGTTCTCGCTGATAATCATTTCTTTTCCTTTGGTTTTCCACAAGCCGCACGAATCACAGCTATATCTTCAGGTGTTGCATAATCATGCTCGATGTTTTCAAGCGCTTCTTCTAGTCTTTTTTCAAACTCATTCATTACTTCTGCCATTTCATCCATGTTGCTCTCCTGTTATCACCGAGTATTCGGTAAAACCATAGTAAAGTAAAATTAACTACTTTGCAAGAACTATTGCAAAATAACCACATACAAGTTAAGATAGCTATTATGAAGCTCAAAATCACCGACTCTAACTTAATTGATCTGCTTGGGGGAACTAACCAGGTATCTAGAATGGTTGGTACTAGCCCTGCGGCAGTAGCCCAATGGAAAAACAACGGTATTCCAGCAGGACAATTAGTCGTATTGGGTGCTAGATTAGAGAAAGTCAGCGCTGGTCTAGTTACCCGCCAAGACTTATTCCCGACTACTTGGCATCTTATTTGGCCTGAACTGTTGCCTAAACCAAATTTGTGTTTATGAATGATCCTTTTAAGATCATTGAACCTACAGTAATTAGTTTTAGTGGTGGTCGAACATCAGCTTATATGCTTTGGCGCATATTGCAATCCAATGGGGGATTACCTTCAGAAGCGATTGTTTGCTTTGCTAATACAGGCAAAGAAGAAGAAGCTACCCTTGAGTTTGTTAGGGATTGCGGACTTAATTGGAATGTAGACATTCATTGGGTTGAATATCAACACGCTGAAAAACCAGCAGACAGGTGGAAAAAAGTAACTTTTGAAACAGCAAGTCGATTAGGCGAGCCGTTTTGGTCAATCATTGAAAAGAACGGCTCGCCATTTTTACCTAATCCAGTAGCTAGAATATGTACCGCTAGGTTAAAAATAAGAGCCATACACGCTTATTTAAAGTCTTTAGGGTGGGAACATAACGAAAATATGGATTGGGTTGGCATTAGAGCCGATGAAATGCGTAGAGCCGCCAAAATGGATCGTGAACGCACTCCGCTAGTAACTGCTGGGGTTACCAAAGAAACAATAGGAAAGTTTTGGAAAGAGCAGTCTTTTGACCTTGGGTTGCCCAATATGAACGGGGTAACTATGCACGGTAACTGCGATTTATGCTTTTTAAAGCCAACTTATCAAATTATTAGCCTTATTAGGGAAAAACCATCTAGAGCCGATTGGTGGATAGCTATGGAAAACCACGCCCAATCAAGCAATAAAACTTATGGCGATGGGGCAAAATTTAGAAAAGATCGCCCAAGTTATGCAGAGCTTAAAAAGTTTGCTTTATCCCATGACGATATGTTTCCTACGGATGAAGAAGGAATACCTTGCTTTTGTGGTGATTGATGGATTAAACTTATAGCTGTCAGGTCTGGAAAACTCGGCAGATAGTAATAAGGCTCTATTCACATGGGCTGGATTGACTACCTAGTTTAGCTACTCTGTCATCTTTCCAGACCCCAGCCCAGTTGAATGGAGCTTGACCTAGCCCGCACTCATTAGTGTTGCTGCGGTAAAGGCTGTAGACCTCCAGAAGCAAATGACAGACCTATGCAGATTGATGTGTGTAGATTCTGAACCGCCCTGATACCGTAAGGTAAGGGAAACGGGGTAGCCTTGGTAATGACAGACCTGGACAAGCAAAAGTACCCTTCATCAATTTATGACCTGATTCCGAAACATCCGAACTCGTATAATTCACCTATCTTCGGATAGGGAAATTACGCCCAGAAATCCTCACAAACCGATTCGTATACAGGGAAAACCAACACCTAGGGTAAACACCTATTAAGAAATGTTGATTACTGTATTAATCTATGGTTTTAAACAGGGGGATTTATGAAACATCTAATATTTGCAGCAGTCTTAGTACCACAGTTAGTTTTTGGTCAAACTTATATTATGACCAATCCACAAGGATATAACACAGGCAGTATTCAAGTTCAGGGTAATCAAGCTACATTTGTAAACCCTATGGGTTATGTAACTCAAAATGCTACGATTTATCCAAATCAGATTGTTTTTAGTACGCCTAGTGGTGTGGTTACTAATGTGATTGGAACTACAGGCTATACAGTTCCATCTTCCCCACAAAGTCCTTCGAGTCCACGCACGTTACAATGATTGAAACACTAGTTAAGCCACAGTCTTTAGACAACGATGTTGCAGTAATAAAAATACTACAGCTAATGGGCCAATTAAGTCTTAATGACATTGCTTATGTGCTGCGAATATCTGCACAAGTTTATAAAACTATCAAGGAAATAGAATGAACGCAAATGAACTAGCTGATGAATTGGAAGGATTTGGTTATCTTAATTCTGATGATGGATTACATTTTTGCCCATTTCAAGCACAGGTAGATATGCTACGCCAGCAAAACGCTGAAATACAATCATTAAAACTTCAATTAAATACTACGATAACAAGTAAAAACTTAGAAAAACCAGCAAAGTATTCAGAAGAATGGTGGATAGCAGTTGCCGAATTTAATAAAGCCAGAAAAGCACAAAAAAATGAACGCACTTGAATTAGCTGATGAATTGGATAAATACAAAGGTATTGCCACTAGGGATGCCGCTACTATGCTACGCCAGCAACACGCTGAAATAGAGGAGCTAAAAGCAGAAGCAACCAAATTGGTTATGGCAGAATATTGCACTTGCTATAAGCTGGGTTACAGTCCATTGAATGACTATGCAACAATAAAATGACCACTTTTACTACCGAAGATAGGGAAAACGCCCAAAGTTATACGGTGAATGTTCCTATTGAGGCAGATCACTTGCATGACTATAAAATAATGCTGATCATTGATAAAGCAATGGAAGCAGAAAATCCTGAGAAAGAGATGAATAAATTATGTTTGAAGATTTTTGGGAGTTATACCCTCGGAAGGTGGGTAAGAAAATGGCAAGATCGGCTTGGGCTAAACTTACCAATAAACAAAAGGTGGATGCGTTAGCCGCTATAAACAATTATGTTAAGTATTGGCAGCTTAAAGAAACTGATCTAGACTTTATTCCCCATGCTTCTACATGGTTAAATCAGGAGCGCTTTGAAGATGAACTTGATCTGACAGTCAAGTCTGAAAGACCTAAACTTCCTTGGTATAGTAGCGATCAACTAACAATGGAACATGGACAAAAACTCGGCATTGCAGCAAGACCAGGCGAATCAATGCAGCAATATAGAAGCAGACTTGCATCGGTGTGGAGTCCGATATCTGCTTAAATTAAGACATACTAAGGGTTTAAACTGGTGGCGTGAATACATAGCTAAACATAAACTACCAGAACAGCAGTTAATAGATTACAAAGAACAATGGTTACTAGGAAATAGGGGGGAGTGGGGAATATGGCTCAATGGCTCATCTGGACAGTCGGACTTGTTTACTTGATCGTAGCAATCGACTTATTTAATAGAGGTAATGTTGGTCTAGGCTTATCATTTATAGGTTATTTTATAGGCAATATTGGCCTTGGAATGGCGGCTAAGTGAATGAGTTGGCTCTTTTCGCAGGCGCTGGTGGAGGAATACTTGGGGGACATCTTCTTGGATGGAGAACAGTCTGTGCAGTCGAGTGGGAAGCCTACCCAGCAAGCGTACTTGTCGCAAGACAAAATGACAAAATACTCCCGCCTTTCCCGATTTGGGATGATGTTCAAACCTTTGATGGAAAGCCATGGAGAGGAATTGTTGATGTTGTATCTGGAGGATTTCCATGCCAAGACATTAGCGCAGCAGGAAAAGGAGATGGACTTGACGGAGAACGGTCAGGAATGTGGAAAGAGATGGCAAGGATTATTGGCGAGGTACGACCAAAATACGCATTTATTGAGAACAGTCCAATGCTCACTTTTAGAGGACTTGAACGAGTCCTTGCAGACCTGGCCTCGATGGGGTTCAATGCGGAATGGGGAGTGCTTTCAGCAGCCGATGTTGGCGCAAATCACAATAGAGAACGAATTTGGATTGTCGGAAAGAGTGCCAAACAATCTAAATTTCTTTCACACTCCATGCACAACGGGAATAGACGGGGGCAGCAACAGCCGCAAAGCATTGAAGAAAAGAATCAATCAATTTCCGACACCGCAAGCATCGGATTGCAGGGACAGAGGAAACATGAGCAACCCGTCAATACAACGCAGGGCAAAAATAGGCAAACAGTTGAACTTGAGTATGGTAGTACATCCGACTTCTGGTCAGCTGAACCCAATGTGGGTCGAGTGGCTCATGGGATGGCCGATAGGGTGGACAGACTTAAGGCCATTGGAAATGGACAAGTTCCTTTATGTGCAGCAACAGCATGGAGATTATTAAATGAACGACTACGATCCTAACGAAGCAATAAACTTTATATTTAAGACTGCACCTGCTTACGCTAAAGCTAAAGGAGAACTTGCCCAGCTTGAGGTTTACAAATCATCTTTGAAAGCCATAATGATGAAAAAGTCAAGCGAGCAAACTATTGGCGCACAGGAAAGAGAAGCGTATGCTAGTCAAGAATATCAAGATTTATGTAAGG